ATTCCATTTAGAAATACCTGCTGATGCTTTAACGGCTAGTAAATCTTCTAACTTCCAATATTGTGGCCACACTGCTTTACCTGATGGTAAGATTGCTGGAAATTCTACAACCTCCCATTTATCAGCTTTATCTTCTGCTCCTTGAGCCTTGAGCAATTGTGCAGTTAAATCTTTTGTACTCCATCTCGTCATAACTAAAACAATTCTTCCACCCGGTTGTAATCGTTGACGGGGTCCTGCTTGATACCATTCATATGCTTTCTCAAATGCCGTTTGTGAATTTGCATCTTGTTCTGAATGTGGATCATCAATGATGAGTAGATCAGCACCCCTACCGGTTACCGCACCTTGGACACCGACAGCAAAGTATTCACCACCCTTGTCCGTTTCCCAACGACCAGCGGCTTTTGAATCTTCTTGTAATCTTGTATTAAATATTTCTCTATATTCAGCTGAGTCAATTAAGTTTTTTGTTTTACGACCAAATCTAACTGCAAGTTCTGCTGTGTGAGTTGCTTGAATAATTTTTAATTTAGGATCATTACCAATCATCCATGCAGGTAAAAAGTAAGAAGCAAATTCTGATTTAGTATGCCTTGGTGGCATATTAATAATTAATCTTTTTAATTCTCCTGATCTTAGTCTATTAAATTTATCTGCAATAGTTTTGTGGTGGGAGCCTTCAATAAAATCTGGCCAAATATATTTTACAAATGTTAGAAAATCAGAACGAATATTTTTGTCTGTATTCTTTTTAATAGACATTAGAAAATTTAATTTAACTCTTTTTCTAACTTCAGGGTCTTTAATATTATTTATATTTCTAAGTTTTTTTAAATTTTCTTTATCAAGCATAATATAATTATGGTACCTAAATTGTTTTTAACACCCCCGGGGGTATAAATCCATAGGTAATTTTATAACCCCTAGGGTCCCCTTATATGGTACCTTAAATATTTTTTACCCCTCCCCCCTACTTAGAATAAAAGTAATTTAGAACTCAAAATGAATTTATTAACTATAACTATGTAAATCTTAGACTAAAGGGTATGTTAGGATCCCTATATTTTGTTTTACCCCCTCCCCCCTACTTAGAATAAAAGTAAATCGTAAACCCATTGGGACCTCTATGATAAGGGTGGGACCCGCCCACATGTATATATTATCGGTAAGGGTGGGCCCCGCCCACATGTATTTAGTAGTGATAAATATATCACAGAATATCCTATTGAATTGTAATACAAATATCTTTTAGATTGTGGCAACATTATGTCCTGTAACTATATACATAATATCCCAGATAATAGTACAATAGAAACATAACAACGAAAGAAACAATATGGAAAAGAAACCAAATACAATAACGGTAGAACAAAAGAATCTATACGGAAATGATTTGTTTTACCCTTCTTGTGAGAAAGCTAAGATCTTTGCTAGTATTGCTAATACTAAAACATTAAGAGTTAGCGATATTTTATTGATAAAAAAACTTGGTTATGATTTTGAAATATTAAACAGAACAATATAGTGTTTGATATTGATATCAACATAACAGAAGCCCTTGCTCAACATTTGGTTGAGCAAGGTATAACCACAAAAGAAAGTTATTATATTTCTTTTGTTAAAACAAAAACCGATAATATGATTTCTGATATTATTGGAACTAACGAAAAGGATGCGTACCTATATGTATGAAACAATAACAGAACTTTATGACTTCTTTATAACCTTTGCTTCGTTGTCCTTGTTGCTTGTTGCTTTATTCTATTGGATAGTTTTATCAATAGATAAGAAACAACAAAAGGACTTTGATACAAAGTATAGAGAAACACGGAACAACAACGAAAGGAAATAAATGACAAAAAAAGAAGCTTATGAAGCTTGGGAACAGTGGCTGGAAAAATGTCCCGTTTGGTTTTTAAAGTTAAGAACTCCAACGGTAGATTTGGAAACTGTTCAATTTGATTTTGATCAATACCAAGACACAAAGGAGGCTGAATAATGAAAACGTTTAAGTTAACATATGACGAGAGCATCACGTATGAGAAAGTTATAGAGGCTGATACATTAGAAGAAGCAAAAGAAGCATTAGCCCTTGAAGTAGTTGATTTGTCTACTTGGCAAATCAAAGACGCTGAAAGTCAATATAACAACGTAGAAGAAATTATATAACTAAGAACCATGAACCAGGGCTTTTGCCCTGGTTCTTTTTTTCTTTTTTTTAGGGTGGGCCCCGCCCACAAGTGTTTAGTGTTTCTTGGGTGGGCCCCGCCCACAAGTGTTTAGTGTTTCTTGGGTGGGCCCCGCCCACAAGTGTTTAGTGGGGTGCGACACTATGTCGCATTGACATAACCTCAGGTTGCAAGCGCCTTGAATCAGGTATCAGGCAACAAGGCACAAAATAAGATTTGACAAGATGGGAGAATCTAGGATATAATTGCATCGTTGAGTTAAAATATCACCACGTAGATTCATATAGGGTGGTCATAGTTTAAGAAAATCTATGTCTAATGAATCACTCAACACTAACGAAGGAGAAAGAAACATGAAACTAACTAAGTTTGAAGTGTCCAACATATTGGATGCTTTAGAAGAATGGTTTGTTAATGTGATACCTAAAGAACTATCAGAGAAGGACATTGGTCTGGATGATTATAGATATTCTTTAATTCACAGAAAGCTAACCACATTTATAGAGGAGAAAGAAAATGAAACAATATGAAGTAGTTATATCTGAAAGCCTTGCAAAGTGGATTAAAGTTGAAGCCACTAGTGAGGAAGAAGCTATAAAAAAAGTGCAGCAGGGCTATTGGAGTGAGGATGATGTTATTAAAGAAGACCGTCTTGATAGTTCTGTTGAAGGTGCAGAGGAGGTGACAGAATGAGTCACTTTTATGGAAGGATTTCCGAATCTGCTAGAAAAACTCAACCTACAGCTAGAGCGCATCACTCACTGAGAGTTGAAGCGCAGAGCTGGCAGGGTAAAATAGTAACACGTTTAAGACGTGAGAAGGATGGAGATTATTTTGATGTATGGAGAGAACCCCACGGCAGCAGTGGCGGGGATTCTCTTCTGCTGACTTCTGGAAGGCTAGACCTTGCAGATAAATTTCCAAAGGAGAATGCAGCATGAATAAATATCAAGTTGAAACATACACTCTTTTTGATGGATGGGTTAACTGTGAAACTGATGGTGATGGTAAGAAGGTTTACTACAGCACCGCAGAAGAGGCGCAAGACTCTATCAATCAATCAGTTAAAGAGTGGAATGAAGACATCGACAGTGGCAATAATGAATTTGGTACTCATTACAATGTTGATGAATATAGAGTTGTAAAAGTAAAAGATTAAAGACTTCCTAACGTTGTAACTAGCCCCCGTTCTGGGGGCTAGGTAATATTTAATATTTAAACCCCGCTCGCAAGCGGGGGAGGAGCAGGAGCCGTGGTCCAAGGCGCAAGCATGGCTCGCAAGCTTACAAGCAGCAAACAATTTGTTTTTTTTTTTTGGGTGGGCCCCGCCCACAGGTTTTTAGTTGCCTGCCTGCGACATTATGTCACATTGACAAGATGTTCCTGGACCTTGGTCCAACCTTCAGCAACACAGGAACAAGGCTCATGGTTTGCAAGCTGCATGATCTTGGATCCTTCATAAAGTTTTATGGTACAAGGACCGAGGGCCTTTTGCAGGATGAAAGTATTATTAGGATGACGGACATGGAAGCTAATTTGATGCGCTGAGAGGATTGGAAATTCACCTCTTGTCACCTTCAGCTCAATGGTAAAAAATTTACCAGATTTGTTATAGCACAAGAGATCCGGAACACCAGCCGAGGCCCAAGACTCAAGTCTTGTAAAGGAAATTTCAGTTATGTTTTTCTTAACTTCGTGCCAAAATTTTGATTCAGGTCTCACTTAAAATTCAAGTTACAATTTGCATTATGTAATTCGTTTAATCATCTTACCCATACCCCATTTTGTAGGCTCAACTGTAATGATTAATCTATGAGATTCTCTTTCTCCAATAATTTTATTTTCCATTAATTGAATACCTTTTACATCAAAGGTTTCTCCATTAGGCATATAGACCTGAACTCTTGCATTGTTCGCAACTTCAGATTCTACCATAAATTTATTTACTATCTGTCTTAAAAATCTACCCTGCATAACTATTCCTTTTTAACCTGGGGCTCAGTATCAATGGGTAATGAAGTCTAACCCATGTCGTAAGCCAACCCCAGGATCATTTATTTGGAGATGAATGATTGTTGCAAATATACCAAAGTTAACCTATAAGATCAAGTGTATGGGACAAGTAAAAAGACTTACAGAAATGCAGATAAAATTCGCTCATGAATTAGTAACTAATGAGGGAAGAATGAATGGGACTGAAGCAGCCATAGCTGCAGGATACTCACCTGATACAGCTAGGAATGCTGCCTATAAACTTCAGAACCCCAAAATA